TCGGGGCAGGTCTTTACCGAATGGAAGAACGACCCTGACAGGTATGCTGACAGGATATATACACACGTTATCGCCCCCTTTAAGATACCGCGGGAATGGAGAATTTTTCGCGGCTTTGACTGGGGATATTCACGTCCCTTTTCGGTAGGCTGGTATACCGAGGACCGTGACGGTGTTCTTTATCGGATACGCGAGCTTTACGGCTGCACGAAAACTCCCAACGAGGGTGTCCGTTGGGACGCGGCAAGGATAGCCTCGGAGATAAAACGGATCGAGAAAGAGGACGAAAATCTGTCGGGCAGGGAAATAATGGGCATAGCCGACCCCGCTATCTATCAGAAAAACGGCGGTGAGAGCATCGGCGGCATTATGGAAAAGCTGGGCGTGTATTGGGACAAGGCTGACAACTCTCGCGTGGCGGGAAAGCAGCAGATACATCACAGACTTGCCTTCGATGAGGCGGGAAGACCGAGATTTTACGTTTTCTCAAGCTGTAAGCAATTCATTCGTACCTTCCCATGTCTCGTCTATTCCTCCACCGACGTTGAGGACGTTGACACCGACGGAGAAGATCATATCTATGACGAGCTACGTTACGTTTGCATGGAAAGACCGGTGTCCACCCCGAAATTTGTTCAAAATCCACTGGTTATCAGCGGCTACGATCCCCTTGACCTATCCTCGTCCTCTAGGGAAAGCTATAAAATGCGCGCCAGATTCGGTTAAGAAAGGTATTATAAAATGAATAAGAAAAACAAATTTTTCACACCCGATATCACGGAGGCAAAGAAGACGCTTATCTCGTATAAAAGAGATAAGGCGGAGCTTGAGCGCAGGCTCGAGTTTGAAAGGGAACAGTGGCGTAACGTCTACTCTCCCAATGCTTCTTCCTCCTGGATATTCAACAGTATAGTCAACAAGCACGCCGACATTATCGACAATATCCCCACCTGCGCCTGTCTTCCCAGGGAAAAGCGCGACGAGGGATATGCGGAAAGCTTGTCCAAGGTCATTCCCGTCATATGCGAGAGAGCGGGCTTTGAACAGACCTATTCGGATAATTCCTGGAACAAACTGAAGCACGGAACGGCGGTCTACGGTGTTTTCTGGAACAATTCGCTTGAGGACGGTCTTGGAGATATAGATATCCGTGCCATCGATCTTAACGATATCTATTGGGATAGCGGTGTCGCCGATATTCAGGCGTCGAAGAATCTCTTTATTGTGGCGCAGACCGACGTTGACGAGCTTGAAGCTCTATATCCTCAATTCCGATATGCCGAGGAAAAGGAATCGGCATCATCTCTCGCGCAGGCTCTCGGTGTTAAGACGGTAGACGGCAAAGCACTTGCGGTAGATTGGTATTACAAAAAATACTATTCCGACGGCTCTTGCAAATTGCACTATTGCAAGTTTGCGGGTGACTATATACTTTACTGTTCAGAGGGAGACGAAGGTTGTGAGGACGGCTGGTACGAGCACGGGCTATACCCTGTAGTCTTCGACAGAATGTACCCCAAGGAGCAGGGCGTGTGCGGCTTCGGTCTTATAGCAATCGCCTCCGACGCGCAGGGGTATATCAACCGCCTTGATGACAATATGCTGGAATACACAGATTGGGCGTCCCGCGTGCGATTTTGGGCAAAGAGAAGCCTCGGTGTCAACGAAAAGGAGTTTCTTGATCTGAATAAGAGTATAGTCGAGGTAGAGGGAGACATTGACGAGGAAAAGCTTCGTCAGATAGAGATAACACCCATAGACGATTCGGTCATCGATATAAAGAGACTGAAGATCGAGGAGCTTAAGGAGATCACGGGCTCGCGCGACGTGTCTCAAGGCGGTGTCAGCGGAAGCGTTACCGCCGCGTCGGCTATCAGTATTCTGCGCGAGGCGGGAGCGAAATCTTCCCGCGACGGAATCGCCGAGACCTACAGAGCCTATATCAAGATGATGGCGTTGGTAATCGAGCTTATCCGTCAGTTCTATGACGCAAACCGTATTTTCAGAGTGACGGGCGAGAGCGGTGAGAGGGAATACCTTGCCTTTTCGGGCAAGTGTTTGAGAGCTGATGAGAATGGACGCAGACCTCATTTTGACATTGAGATAAACGCGACGAAAAAATCTCCCACAGAGGCAGAGCAGAAGAATCAATTTGCCAAGGAGCTCTACGATGCCGGTGCGTTCAAGGCGGAAAACGTGAGGGAAACGCTTATGATGCTCGAGCTTATGGACTTTGAGGGTATAGGTAAGCTTAAAGCGTCGCTTCGAGCGTTGTCTGTGTATACAGAGACTCAAACATTATGATAAACGTTGAGTTTACTAAGGGAAATGACGGTGTTCGTTTGATCATAAAGGGTCACGCGGGATATAGCAAGGGAGGCAACGACGATATCGTCTGCGCCGCCATATCGGGGATATTTTACGCTCTGTGCGGATATCTGTCCAATCTGAAAAAAGAAGGATATTCGTTAAATCGCGCAGAGCCGGGATATGCCGACGTTGAGTGTGGGTATGAGGGTGAGGAAGCTATGAAGCTTGCCTGTATTGGCATCTGGCAGATCGCTCTGACCTATCCTCAATGCGTTAAAGTACATAATCTCGCGTGGAATTGGGAAATGAAGGATATCGCATAACCGAAAGAAAGGATTTACATTTTTACTTATGGAAGAAAACAAAATGGATTTGATCGCGAAAGGCACTTCTGACGTGATTATAGAAGAAAATGAAGCGAACGAGCGCGACGTCGGCGCTGATGAAAACGGAACGGAAATAAGCAAGGAACAGGAAAGAGCGGAATACGACAGACTTATCAAAACGCGCTTCAAGGAGTTTTACACCGAGGATACGCAGAGAATGATAAACCGCCGTTTCCGAAAATACAAGGAGCTTGAGGAGAGAGTACGCGAGGCAGAGGAGAATGCCGAGACGGTCACGAAAAAGCTGACCGACGGTGAGCTTTTCGAGGAGATAAAGCGGTCTGCGGGTGAGATCGCCGAGGGACTTGCGGAGAGATTCTGCGGGCTTTCCGAGGATATATCCAAGGAATCGGAGAGCTTTATCACCTTGGCGAGACTGGCACTTGAGGAAGGCAAAATAAGCCTTGGCGATGCCTACAAGCTTTCACATTTCGACGATATTCTCGCAATCGAAGCGAAGCGCGTTGCAAGGGAGACCGAGGAAAAGGTATTGGCAAATATTGCATCAAGAAAAAGACGTCCCGCAGAGAACGCCGTTCACGCAAGGGTGACGGGAGGTGTCGTAGACACTGCAAGGCTGACGCGAGAAGAAAGAGCAAGTCTTGCAAAAAGAGCCGCAAACGGCGAAAAAATTCGATTTTGACAATCTTATGTCAACAAAAACAACAAAAATCTAAAAAAACGTAATTTTGCAAAAAGAAAGGATCATTGATATGACAAACTTTTATATGAATCTTCAGCTCTTCGGAGCAGGCGACAAGGTGCTTGGCACCCAGGGCGAGATAAATGCGAACAACGGCTCGGTAAAGGAATACGAGGAGGGCACGGGACTTTCCGAGCAGATGAAGACCTACTATTCCGATTACCTCGTTGATAATGCCGAGCCCGCGTTGGTACACGACCGCTTCGCGCAGAAGCACAGCATTCCCGCAGGCGGCGGAAAGTCTATTCAGTTCCGCAAGTACGATCCGCTGCCCAAGCTTACAGAGCCTATCGCGGAGGGAATTACTCCCACGGGTCAGACCATCAATATGGGTATCGTTAACGCGACCGTCGCGCAGTACGGCGGCTTCGTTGAGCTTACCGATATGCTTCTTATGACCTCTATCGATAACAATCTCTGTATGGCGACCAAGCTCCTTGGTTCTCAGGCGGGAAGAACTCTTGATACCATTTCCAGAGAGGTGCTGGTGGGCGGCACCAACGTACAGTATGCCGAGGGTAGCGTCAGCTCCAGAAGCCAGCTTACGGGCGGTAAAGGAGAGGGAGAGAATCACTATCTCACCGTTGACGCGGTTCGCAAGGCAGTAAGATTTCTCAAGAATCAGAACGCCGAGAAGATCGATGGCGCTTACGTGGCGATCATTCACCCCGACTGCGCTTACGACCTTATGAGCGATCCCAATTGGAGATACCCCAATCAGTATTCCGACGCGTCTGCTATTTTCGAGGGCGAGATCGGCAAGATCGAGGGCGTGCGCTTTATCGAAAGCACCGAGGCTAAGGTGTTCCACGCAGAGGACCTTGCGGACAACGCGAGAAATCTTGTTGTTTCCGAGGCGGCAAACGCAAGCGATACCGTAAGCTTCAGCGCTGACGCAACCGTTGCCGAGGGCGCGCTTATTGGCAGAGAAGTGCTTATAAGCGGTAAGAAATACTACGTTTCCGCAAATTCCGCCACCACTCTTACTCTCTGCACCGACAGCACCAAGGCAACTCCCGCGTCCGTGACCTGCGACAAGGACACCGTGATCTATCCCGGTGAGGCAGGCGCCGAGGGCGTTGACGTATACGCCACGCTCATCTTTGGTGAGAACGCCTACGGCACTACCTCTCTCGCTGACGGCGGCCTTGAGCATATAGTCAAGCAGCTTGGCAGCGCTGGCTCCTCCGATCCTCTCAATCAGAGAGCAACGGTCGGCTGGAAGGCGACTAAGGTCACAGTTCGTCTCGTTGAGGCGTTCATGATCCGTATCGAAACCGCCGCTTCGGTATAAGGGGAGGGATGCGTTCGAGAACCTTTTTGAAAAAAGGTTCTCGAGCTCTTCAAAAACTTTAAAGAAGGATAGTTAAAGCAGGATGGATTGCCCATCTTGACGGTGGAGAAATAAGATAAGCTGAAAAACAAGCTCCGTTCTATTCAATAGAATTTTGAAGGGAGCGCGAGGAGACCTTTTTCGAGAAAAAGGTCTCCTCGTTACAAAATAAAACTAAAAAAGGAGAAATTATGACGAAATACAGTGAGACCATAGCCGCGCTCAAGGCTGAGTATGAGCAGAGACTTGCCGAAAAGGAAGCCGAAAATGCCCGATTGCGCGGTGAGAAAAAGACGGCTTTGCAGAGGGCGAAGCAGGCTGCGAAGGAATACGAGGACTATCTTAACGAATATATTTCGGTAAAGCTTTTCAAGGACAACGACAGATACAAGGACGATGTTTACGTAGCTGTCAACGGTCAGAATTGCATGATAAAGCGAGGCGAATGGGTGAAGATAAAGCGAAAATTCGCTCTTGTTCTCGACGCGTCGGAGATACAGGATATGAAGACCGCCGAGTTTATCGAAAAAGAGCAGAGAAGATTTGCCTCCGAAGCTTAA